GCGAAAAGAAAGGCACCGACTACTGCGTTGGAAGCTCTGTAATGTGGGGGGAAGAAGACGTACTTGACTCTGTTGAGAAGAGAACCGGAGCACGCAAAACCGTAGGCTATGTTCGAAAAGTCATTCGGGACCGATTCAACCCTTTCTCGGCGGCCCAAGCCATTGTCCAACTTGTCGTGGAAGAACGACCTTTCATCCTTGGGATAGAAGACGCGGGCGGCTCCAAGAACTTAGAGCCCGCCATCCACGCCGAGGCGCAAAAGACAGGCGATCCTTATGTTATTGCGGTTTGCACGCACATAGATTGGGTAACCCCCAGCAACGAGAAGGACGCCAAGAAAATTCGCATGGGCAGTTTGCTCCCCTGGATTCAAGAAGGCAGACTGAAGTTCGCTAATTTTGCGATGCAGCCGAAGTATCCAACCCTGGACGCTCTTTACAAAGAATTCCAAGCCTGCATGTCCAGTCACCACCACGATGATATTCCAGACAACCTCGGATACCAACCTCGCTACGCGCCGAGGGCGACTCAAGCCATAGTCGAAAACAGCACGGAGATGTTCTTCAATATCGACCGACAGGGCTGGGGTCAATTGTTTGACGAAGAGTACATGGCAAGGAAAGGCTCGTACCTGGACGAAAACGGGAACATCGTGAGTGCTCAGCCGGAACCTGTTGTTTCTGATATGTTCTCCCCCGAACCAGAAGTTTGGTCGGGAACCCCCCACGGAATGCCTAACATTTTGGGCGCTGGTATATTTGGTTAATGAAACTCCACGTAGAAATCCAAGATGATGACGGAACGGTCCTCTACACACACGACGCGGACCACCTGTCTACTCCTAGCCGGTGGAACATACCTATCGGACAGCGGCTCATAAGCAAAATGCCGCGCAACGCCTCGGACGTGGAAAACAACGGAACGTATGAAATCTTCGGAATTACGTTTCAGCCGCATCTCAAAGTAGACCGCCCCAACGGGTGGACGACCCCGCCCCCTGGTCCGAATAATGGACCGGCGCTTCCTCCGAACTTTCCTCCCGGGCTTCTCCCTAAACAACAAGGGGCTAAGCCCATAAGCATGTGGGGCGCGTCTGCCCCGACACCACAATTAACGAACAACTCAACCCTGGGCTTCGCGCCTACATCAAGAGGTTAAAAATGGCTGTTGGAACTCTAGTAAAAAGTGGCGGCAATCTCGAAAATCCTCGTGATTCCAAGCCGTCTGACTATCCTGCCGTAGGCCCTACCGGAGCCGAAGGTTCTTCATCTGGCGAAGGCCAGTTGGTCAAACAATCCCCGACACAGAACGTCAATAACGACGTGACCGCTTCCGACTTCAAGGTTGGCTCAAGTTCGGCGGATGCCGGAACAGCGGTGAAAGTCGCTTGTTCCGTGAACCTAACTTCCGGAAGCCACGACTGCGAGTAGTCCGGTTAATGGACTATTCTATATTCTTGAATATTGAACGACAAGGGGAAAGATGAGCATTCTTCCAGAGCCCGTACCTAATCCGCACCAAGACATAACGCTCAAAGAAGCGAAGTCCTTCCTTTCTGTCGGGTCCTGGGCCTCCGAAGAGAATGCCAGTTTGAAACTGGTTATTCAGGATACTGAAAGAGCGGAGCAGGAAGAAAATCGTCGCCAATGGATTCTTCAATTTGCGACGGCCCGCGATCTGTATAACTCGCAGTTCGTTGCTCGATACTGGCCTGGCACTCAACTCGAAGCCGCCTCCGTCAATTTCTTCACGGTCGCGCTCGCTGTCAACGGCATAAATCCCCAAGCCCTGGCCGGGTTGTTCTACGAGAACCCACCATTCCTCGCTCAGGAAAGACCGGGAACAAGTTCGCAATGTGCCCGAGCAGTAAAAGCGTTGCTCGGTTTCCAACTGGAAGACATCAACTTCAGGGAAGAACTGCGCTTGGGAATGGCAAACTGCCTGTTGTTTGGCACGGCCATATTCCAGGAAGGATGGGAAAAGTTCACACGTGAGCGCAAAATAGTCAAGCGCAAAACACCTTCGGTAACAATCAAGAGCGCGATCCCCGGAGCCCCCGATACTACGATTGGGGACGATGAGTTAGAAGAAGACATCATAGAAGAGGTCATAGACCGACCCACCTTCGAGCACATCGTCAACCTGAAAGAAGTCTTGGTGGACCCCGGACTAAACGTGCCGGACATTCGCAAAGCGAAGTATGTTATCCGCCGCCGCTACATGACGTGGGATGACCTGGACAAGCTGCGCGACCGGGAAGGCTATGATATTCCTTCAAGGGAAAAACTCCTCGAATTGTTCTTCCCCCCACAGGAGCCTGTTGAGTCCAACATCCAAGAGGAAGAAGGAAGAAATCCCTTGTATGACGCAAGGGCTGAATCCCGGTGGGAAGAGACGACTGCCGATCCTTTCCAAAAACCCCTAGAGGTTTTGGAGCGGTGGGACAATAAAACCTACATCATCGTCCTGCAAAAGAAACTTGTCATCTACAACGACAAGAACGTCTACGGCAAGATTCCGTTCCTCAGCATTGGCTGGTGGGACAGCCCCGGAAGTTTCTGGGGCATGGGTTTGGGCCGGACCGTGGGCACGGAACAACGCCTGCAAACCGGAACCACAAACCTGCTGCTTGATACAGTAAGTTTGAAGTTGCAAGCCCCGTTTGTCCGCGTGCGAGGCAAGAGCATCCCGACGCAGAGCGTGCGCATCGGACCCGCCAAGATGATAGAAGTGGATACCAAGGGAGATTTAGAGGTCCTCAAATTTGGAGACCCAGTCCCCGAGGCTGGACAAATCTTGGGCATGTCCCAAAGCCGAGTAGACTCGGTATCGGGAAATAGCTCAATGAGCGGGCAAGGGGTATCGGGAGCAAGCGGACACTCAAATCTCGCTCGATCCTCTGCCGGAGCCCAAGGCTTGCTGCAAGGCGCAAGCACCCCCGTCTCCGAATTCGTGGACAAAATTGCCAACCAGGTTATCGTTCCGTTTCTATATGATATGCAGGAAATGAACCAGATGATGCTTCCGCTTTCTCAGCTTGATTGGATTATGAGCGAGGAGTTGAAGCACGACTATGTGACGCAGGGCGGCGACTTGATCGACATCCTGAATGCCAAAGTCAAGTTTGCGATACTGGCTGGAAGCAAAATGCAGACCCGCCGAAACATGGCCCAGGGCTTGCCCATGCTATCACAGTTCCTGTCCAACCCCGCCATCGTAGAACAGCTTGCGGTCGAAGGCAAGAAGATTGACGTAAACGAGATAGTTCGCATGTGGTTTGAAGCCAGCGACTGGAAAAATCAGAACGATGTTGTTGTTCCGATGACGCCCAAGGACTTGCAGAGACAGCAACAGCAAAGCCAGGGCGGGGTTCTGCAACAAAAGTTCCAGGCGCAGCAAGCTCTGCTCGCTCAGAAATCAGCGGCTCAGCAACAGCAAGCGGATGCCGACAACACGGCTCGCGCCGCGCGTGACGTACTCCGCGAGACCTTCAAGAAAGCAGTGGAACCGGAAGAACTTTCCGGCTCTCCGGACACTCAGACGACCGGGTTTGGGAGTCAGGCGTAAGCCGTCCATTTCCCGGACAACAACCTACCCGTTTCGGCGGATTGCCGAGAGGAAATTGAATGAAGAATTGGTTTGAAGACCTTTGGAAGCGCCTTAGACTTGCCAAGTTACGCCTCAAATACCGCTGGCTTGAATTTCGGGGTGTAAAGATTAGGCCGAGTTCTTTAGAAGAATACTCGGACTCTCAGATCACAGCCTTGCTGCTTGCGGGAACAGCCTACGGGGAAGCCAAGAAGAACCCAGCGGCTTTCGTGGATAAATACTTCGCGGCTAAGATACGACCAAGCAAGTCAAAAGATAGCTGGCTGTATGATCTAGTGGTCTCCGACAGAGACGGCAGCGGAGCGCCTTGCGGGTTTAGTTGGGATGGATGCTCCGGTCAGGACGCCTATAAGCCCTGGAAACGGGGGGCCGAGAATGTCTAGTACAACGTACCAACCCAATTTTCAAGTAAATACTAGCACCGATGCCAGAATTCTGGGCACCGAATTCGATAACATGTCGGAAGCCGATTTGCAGCGACTCATCAACGCGGCCCACCAAGTCAAGACAGGAAGACCAGGAAACTTGTCTTCCGCCCCGCCCCCGGTCGCTAAACGAGTAGTTAACCTGGAACACATCCTCGGGGGACTGTAATGTTGGAAGATGAGAGATACGAACCTTCCGAGATAGAAGCCCAACTCGGCTTGTACGAGAAAGGCCGGGCCCTTCGCATAGTCACCACACACCCCGGGTGGGAAACCGTCATTCAGGTTTTGCGGGACTATAGGGACAAGGCAGTACAAGCTTTAGTCGATCTCCCCCCAGGCGACCCCACAGTCCCGACCGTACACGCTGCGGCCTCTGCCTTGGACGATCAGTTTGTGAAGTTTCAACAAGACATCAACTCGGCTATTGAGGCGGCCAACCACCCGTCAGAAGAAGTGGCCGCTTGGTTGTCCGGCGCGTACAAAGCAGCGGATGTAGCTCAGTTAATGAAAGAGAGGGGGGCATAATGACTTTAGAACCTTTGGGAAACTATCAGAGCGGCCAACAGCACGTATGTCCTGCTTGCGGCTATTGCCCCTGTTGTGGACGCAAAAACGCGGTGCCGGTTCCTTCTTACCCTCCGTGGCCGGGTTGTCCTTCGCCGTATGATCCTATTCCTTTTTGGGTGCCTTATAATCCTGTTTACACGACGGGCGGCTGTAATACGTTCGAAGGCCCTCAAGTTCAATCTTACAACTAACCCGTCCGGATAATGGACAAACCTAAGCGTTCCTGGGGATTCCAGGAAGAAGGAAAGACATGGCAAACCAACCAGTAATTGATCCCTGGGCCCTCAATTCAGACGGCACCCCCGACCCTTTCAACAACGTTGATTTTAGCGCAACCCACTTGGACGAGATCAACCCCGACCTTTTGGACGAGCACCCCTTAATCACTCCGGAGATAGTTACAAACTATCCTCAGCCGGAACCAGAGATCGTTGTTCCCGTAGTGGAGCCCGAGCCCGAAGGCCCGGAAGTCTTTCAGTTGGAAGACGGGGCCTACGTTACCCGCACGAAGGAAAAAGGGCAGTGGAAGGCTGTGCTCGACCCAGGCACTGGCGCTAAACCGGAGGTCTTCTGGGGCAAGAACAAAGACGAGCTTCTGATTAACGTTCTGACCGGCAAGCTGAACGCCACGAAGAAAATCCGGGAGTTGAGTGGGAAGCTGAAGTTCGGAACGCCCGCCCCCGCGCAGCCCGCCACGCCAAAGATGGCGACCACTACCCGGAAGCTGACGGCGGACGAAGTCTTCGAGATCAAGACCATGTGGGAATCCGATCCCTCTGCTGCCTTCGATGCTCTGATGCAAAAGACACGGGGAGTAACAATGGACGAAGTGTTCTCCTTGGCGCAAAAGGGAGCGAACGCGGACGCCAACCTCGAAACCGGGGCCGTGGGCGAGGAGTTTGTTCGAAGGAACCCCGACTATTACCCGGACAGAGAGGGAAAGAATTTCAACCTCATTGTCCGCTGGCTGAGCAAGTTCAAGCTCGGCAAACCCGACGCGAATATGTTCGATCTTCACTCCGCCGGACAATGGACAGTTTCAAACATTGAAGAGGCTTTTGCGGACCTGAGCAGCGATGGATTGCTACTCACGGCCCCGAGGTCAAGACAAATTCCGCCTGAACCACAGGCCGAACCCACTCCGCCGGTAGCGGTTCCGTCAAACGGACCGGCACTGCCTGCGCCGCGCCCCAACGAACGGATTGTTCAAGTGGTGACGCGCCCGAGAGCGGCTTTGGGAATTGGGAGAAACGACGTAACACCCGTCGCGCCGCCCGAGACCCTCACAGCGCCCTCAGCCGAGGACTTAAACAATATGTCAGACGAAGCCCACCAAGCATTGTGGCGGGCAACTCAGATGCACATTGCAAAAAGTCGGCGCTCTATCTAACACAAAGGAGTAACTCAAATGAGTTATTCACCAGCCAGTATAGTCACCTCGGGCGCTCTCCCCAACTTGGTAGCAATTCACTACGAGCGGGAAGCAATTCCTAACCTGAAGGCAAACACTCCATTCCTTAGCATGACCAAGCAGCGTCCGCTGCCGTTGCGCCAAGGCAACCAGATTCAGTATCTATGGTGCTGAATTAAAATCTAGCTAAATCGGTGAAAATCTGCTTGACAAAATACTATCGGTGTGGTAGTATAATAATTGGAGCAGACAATGCCGAGCAAAGACCCTATGAGAGAAAGAACAAAAGCCTACGCCGCTGGTTTGATGGACGCGGAAGGGTGCTTTTCGATATACAAGCCGACTGTAAAAGAAGGCGGAAAAGCAACTCCTTACCAACCTAGAATCGTTATGAGCAGCGTTGAACTGTCCCTGGTAAAGGGGCTAGTCGAAACTTTTGGGGGCTTCTACACCAAGCACACGCCAGCACGCGGCCAAGTTTGGTATCAGTGGAACATCAACGGCAGGAATGCCGCCCCACAATTTCTCTCTTATATCCTTCCGTATCTGCGAATCAAAAAGGAAGAGGCTCTGGTACTTCAGGAGTTCTACGACCTCGGCGATCAGCAGAACCCATCGAAACGCAAAGAGTTGATGGACAAAATCCGGGGGATGAAAAACAGGGAATGCGTAACGACTGACACGCTAGACGGGTTTGTTGAAGACAAACTAACGCACGCATACGTGGCCGGAATCATGGACGGCGAAGGTTGCATATCAGCAGCTTTTACTCCTGACGGTAAACCGATGCTACGAATTAGAATGGGCAACAATTATGCCCCTCTTATCCAGTTGTTTCTGCGGTTGTACGGCGGGTGGTTTCACACGCAAGAAGCCAAAGGAAACACCAGAGAGTTCTACACTTGGGAACTCACCGGAAAAGAGAACCGCAAAAGTTTTCTACTCCAAGTGCTACCCTACCTGAGAACAAAGAGGCCGCAAGCCAAGATAGCTCTAGAGCTTGTCCGTCTTCCAAGAACTCCAAATAGGGAGCTTCGTAAGAAGTTGTGCGATGCAATTCGTTTTCTCAATAATCCGAAGACACAGCCTGTTCTCGTCGGCGACGACGAGAGCGCCCCAGCAGAGATGCTGACGGCCTAAACACATAAAGTCTACACCTACGCACTGCTTTCCGCTAACCTGAACCAGTCCGCAGAAGGCACTGTCGGAAGTCCGATCTCTGAATCCAGCAACAAGATTTTGGCCACAATTGGGCAATACGCCGATTTTATAAATTCTAGCGACCTCGCACTTGATGTCGCAATCGACGACCCCGGTCTACTCCAGAATCTCGCAAATGAGTTGAACTACCGCTTGGCCCTCACCCTCAACACCCTTGTCCAGCTTACCGCTGACTCGGCTGTTGCGATTGACAACCTGGTCAACATTCAACTCGCAAACGGTTCCTACCTGACGGCCAACAACGTTCGTTCCGCCGCTCAGTCCCTGGTAGCCGTGAACGCACGTCCGCTCGTGGACAACAAATTTGGCGGAATCATTCACCCGTCAGTGGTCCGCGACATCCTGAACGACACGTCCTTCAACGGATTGTCCGACATCATCAAGCGCGACGACTCCATGCGTTCCATGCTGTTTGAACTGCCGAAGAACGAGGATGTTATCTCGTTCGCTGGCGTAACGTTCAAACAAACCACAACTGCTCCGACCGTGACTATAAGTGGCAACACGTCAATAATGTAGGCGTCATCGAGGTGAAACCCTCGAATGAGAACCCCGTCTAATCGACTTGGAAGCTGAGAAGCCAACAAGGCGGAACCCGAAAGGGACCGTGAGAGACTAAACGATGGGGCGTCCAGGTAATGGACGATGCGATAGTCCGTTCTCATACGAAATGAAGTATGAGAGATACGCAGAAATGACGTATCTTGCTGATAACACAGCAGTTAACAGAGAGTTTATAACACTTATATTTTCGGTGAAGACGCGATCTTCAGCGTTTTCCTGGGCAAAAACCCGAATGATAACAGCAAGAACTACAAGCTGTTTATCCAGAGCGCACCTGAGCAGGGTTCCAGTTCTGACCCCGCTCGGCAAATCGGTGGTGACCAAACCCAGCCTCCGACAACAAAGTTGATGTAAGTAGTCTCCGTGGGTGAGCTACAACGTTCGCTACACCAACACACTGCGTTAAAACATCGGCGCAGGTAAAACTTCTTCTGATTGACTCGAACGCTGAAATGCCAACGAGGCGGAACTCGAAAGAGACCGTGAACGACTGAGCGAAGAAGACCCGAAAGGGTATGCAACAGTCTGGGCATACGGGAAACGAACCGTATGAGGCAAGCGGAACAGAAACGACTTGCCCGCGTCCATTACCTGGACGAGGTAACAGAGCCGCCGGGTTCTACAATGACACTGCGTTAACACAACGGCGCAGGATAAACCCCTTCTGATTGACTCCGACGCTGAAATGCCAAGGAGGGCCAAGCGAAAGCAGGCTGAGAGACTAAGCGAAGTGGGTCCGAAAGGACATGCAATAGTCCGACCATACGGGAAAGAAAACCGTATGAACTGACCAGAAATGAGTCAGTCCGTTGATTCTAAACGGGTAACAGACAGCGTATTCAGGCGCAGACATCGTCCAGCTAGGACGAAAATAGTTCGAAAATACTTGTTGCAGAAGCATGAAAGTGTGGTATAATACAAGTAGATTCGAATCAGACGGTAAGGGGTCGAGCTTGCCCTCGGCCCCAAACCCTCATGGCAAGATGAGGACAAAATGGAAACAGTAAGCATTTACAAAGTCACAGACTCGACTAACGGTATTATCTACGTCGGGCAGACGGTACAGATTCTGCGGAGGCGTTGGAGTCGTCATTTGTACGACGCCCTCGTTAAGAAGGCCCCACAAGATTTTCACCAAGCAATTCGAGACCACGGAAAAGACTCCTTCGTTATTGAGAAAATAGACGAGGCGCCCAGTCGAGAAGAGGGCAACGAACTCGAAACCTTCTACATCGCTCATTTTAATGCCACCGACCCCTCTGTTGGATATAACAGAATGTTGGGTGGTCGGGCTGGTAGACACCTCCCAGAGAACAAAGTTAAGATTTCAAAGAAGAGCAAAGAGTGGTGGCAGAACCCCGAGAACAAGAAGCGAGCTTCAGAATCCCGTAAAGGTCTTTTAGTCGGGGAGCGCAACCCGATGTTTGGTCGCCACGACCTGGGTCAACCCCACACGGATGAAATTAAGAAGTTAATCGGGGACAAATGCAAAGAAAGATGGAAAGACCCCGAGTACGCGGCCCGCATGTCCGCCGCTAATACGGGAAAGCATCATACTCCCGAAGGACGAGCGAACATCGCCAAGAACCACACCGGAAACCACAAACTGGGAACAAAACAGACGGAAGAGACCAAGGCTAAGATTAAAGCCAGTATGGAGAGAGCTTGGGATCGCCGAAGAGCAACTTTCCCTCTCGATTCCTTCCAGCAACCCCCGGTCGCTTTGGGCTACCAGCTATCAAACCGCGTAGGCTTCGGCCCCGAACAAGAAATTCGAGTCAAGAACGTGGAGACCCCATGACCGACCTAGAAAAATACAAGTCAGCCTGCGAGAGATTTCGGTTCCTTGTCCACCTTTGGCTCGACGAAGATTGCGGTTGTACTTGTTCTCAGTGCGAAGAATATCTCGAAGAAGCAGAAAAACTTTTGGAGCCCACATGCCCGCCAGCCCCGCCTCAGCAGTAACGTCCGCCGCACTTCCCAGCACGACCGCTGTCTACTACGGAACCAAACCCAGACCGAAGACCAAGAAGAAGCCGAAGAAAAAGTAATGCTCCTCTTCCTAACCATACTCGGGTTGGCGGCTTGCTTCGGGTTTCTGACCTACCTGGCCTTTGGGGCCAACATAAAGGAGCCCAACTAATGGACGAGCACTACGTTCTATTTCTTCCCGATTTCCGGCCCCTTCCCAAACACGTGGGTATTGCTTTACGACTTCCTGATGGACGACTCGTTGCCCGAAAAGTGGACAAGAAGGCAGAGAAGTAATGGCCGACATCCCCATGCGCTTGAAGCCGAGCACGAACGTACATGAGGCCCGGTACGACCCGAGAGCCCAACGCTTGACCGTCAAGCTCAACGACGGAACCTTCGCTGTCCAGAATGTCGATCAAGACAAGGCCATAGCGTTTGGAGAAGCGGACAGCCACGGAAAATTCTTCCACCAGGTCTTTGTAAAGGGTGGGCACGAAATTACTAGAGTAAGTTAAATCAAGATCGACCGTCGCGCATACTCCTCCTTTTCGCGGCGGTCCCGGGGGTCGGCTTCTCTCCTTTCTCCGACCCCCGCTCCTTCAAGTTTAGTCCAGTTAATGGACTTCCAGCGGGCCTTTGTTCAGCAGGGGTCAAACCGCTTCTCTACTAGCCCTAGAGCGGAGGCAAGATTGTTCCGGCAGGTAAGGACGACGAGTTGGTTAAGCAACGGACGATCTCCCTGCTTGTCCGCTCAGAAGCCGAACCGGGCAACGTCGGTCCAAAACCGAGAGTTCATCGGCCCGCACTTTTTACATTATTTCTCGTCCGTTACCCAAGACTAAGGAAACCTATGATCCTAGCAGACCC